CCCTACCAATTATTAATCGATGGTGTAGAAGAACTGCGGTGTGAAACAAAACACGGTGGCATGGTATGGGTAACCTTAGATCCAAACCCAAGTATGGACGTAGAGCAATGGACAGCCGGTTCTTTCGATTGTATTGCAGAAGCAATTGATACAGAGGAATTGGAAGTATTCCATTACCATAAAGCAATCATTCCTACAAACTATAAGTTATGGCATGATACTAATAGTGAGTTTTACCACGACTATTTACATTACTTTAATAGAATTACTGGATTCACTCCTGAGTACTTTGCTCGTGCATGTACAGGGTTTGACAACGGACACGTTAACGTTGGTAGCTTCGAAGTACAATATGATAAGTTCGAAGGCACATCAGATCGTGGTGCATTAAGTTTTCCTGGCGTTCCTCCTAATCAATGGTATATGGTAGACTTATTCCCAGGATACAACTTTAACTTACGTGGCAGTGCTTATCGCACAGATAGTATTACACCATTAGGACCAGATAGTGTATTAATTGAGTTCCGTGGATATGGATTATTAAAAGATACTCCACAAGAGCGAGAGCAACGAATAAATGACCACAATGCTATATGGGGACCGTTCGGACGTAATTTGCATGAAGACTTGTTGGCTGTTACTGGTCAAGGAGTAGCTATGGCACCAGGTACTGAACGTAGAAGCATACTACATGGTAGACATGAAAACAATACTATACACGATGAAGTTGGTATGCGTCATTACTATGCAGAATGGGGCAAGTATCTAAACGTAGATCCAACAAATCCATTAAAAAAAGAAGAATTAGCTGTTGCCCTTTAACTGTAAATGTGTTATAATAGTACTATAATATATTAAAGAGTTAAAAATGAAAATAGCAATACTTAATGATACCCACTGCGGTATCAGAAATTCATCTGACGTCTTCTTAGATTATCAACAGAAATTCTACGAAGACGTTTTCTTTCCTTATTGTATCGAACATAATATCAAGCAAGTACTCCATCTAGGAGATTACTATGATCATCGTAAGTTCGTTAATTTCAAAGCATTAAATCACAACAGGGCTATCTTTCTTGATCCATTAAAGAATAATGGTATGATGATGGATATTATTCCTGGCAACCATGACGTCTATTATAAGAATACTAATGAGCTAAATTCATTGAAGGAGCTTCTTGGGTATTATATTAATAATGTTAATATTATAATGAAGCCTACAGTAATGAAATATGGTTCTTTATCAATGGCTCTTGTTCCATGGATTAATAATCAAAATTATGCTGAATATACTAAGTGGATTAAATCTTGTAAAGCAAAGGTTATTGGAGCTCATCTTGAGTTAAATAACTTTGAGATGATGAGAGGTATTCCATCCCATTCTGGTATGAGTGCTGATCTATTCTCTCACTTTGATACTGTATTAAGTGGTCATTATCATACTAAGTCATCGAAGGGTAATGTACATTATCTTGGTTCTCAGATGGAATTCTATTGGAATGATGCAGATGATCCAAAGTACTTTCATATCCTTGATACAGAAACATTAGAAATAACCCCTGTACTCAACCCACACAGAATGTTCTATAAGTTAGAATGGCGTGATGGATGTGATGCTGATTTGTCTCAAATTAAAAATAAGTTTGTAAAGATAGTGGTTACAGAGAAGTCAGATCCATATCTATTTGATAAGTTTGTAGATGAAGTTAATTCGTATAATCCGCATGAGCTAAAGATTGCAGAAACATTCGATGAATTCATGGGAGAGAATGTTGATGATTCAGCTATATCAATAGAAGATACACCAACCCTTTTAAATGATTATGTTGATGCAGTGGATACAGAGTTGAATAAATCTCGAATAAAGAGTATAATAAAGGCACTGTATACAGAAGCATCTAATATGGAAATTGTATGATAGTTTTTAAATCTATAAGTTGGATTAATTTTTTAAGTACCGGTAATAATGAAACCTCTATTCAATTAGATAGAAGTCCTACTACATTAGTTGTAGGTCATAATGGTGCAGGCAAGTCTACTTTATTGGACGCTATATCCTTTGCATTATTTAATAAACCTCATCGTGATATTACTAAGCCAGCCTTAGTAAATTCTATCAATAAGAAGAACTGTGAAGTTACAGTATTGTTTGAAATTGGAAATCATAAGTTCAAAGTTAAGCGTGGTATTAAGCCAGGCATCTTTGAGATATGGCAGAATGGCCATATGATTAATCAGAGTTCAACGACACGTGATTATCAAAAGTATCTTGAACAGAATATATTGAAGCTCAATCATAAGTCTTTCCATCAGATTGTGGTGTTAGGATCATCTTCATTCGTTCCATTCATGCAGCTCAAATCTAATTATAGGCGTGAAGTGATTGAGGATCTATTAGATATTAACATATTCTCTAAGATGAATGGTATCCTTAAAGAAAAGTCTGCTCGTACCAAAGAGGATTATAAGGCTCTTACAGTAGACATTAATCTACAGACCTCTAAGATAGATATGCAAGAAAAGTATATTAACGATATGGCAAAGGCTTCTGAGAGTATAGCAGAAACAAAGAGAGAATCTATTGCAAAGTTTTTAATAGAGAAATCTACATATGAAGCTGAAAGAGATGATCTTCAAGATTGGTGCGATAAATTTGACACAATCACAGAAGTTGCTTTAGATGATATATCTGATCGTAAAAGTACTCTTAATCTGGACCTACATACACTGAATAGTGAGCTAAAGACATTAATGAATGAATCTAAGTTCTATGCATCTAATGATGAGTGTCCTTCTTGTACGCAAGCAATAGATGAATCATTACGTAAGACTAAGATTGATGATATTAGTAATGTAGCTAAATCTAAACTAGATACTAAGAAGATCATCGAATTAGAATATACTCATGTATTAAATAACATTGAAGTTATTAGTAATAAGTTAAAAGAGAAGCGTGATATAAAGGTAAAGCTAAAGCTCAATGAGACTAATATTAAAAACGTCGATGCTAACATTGCAACATTAGAAAAAGAAATTCTTAATTCTACTGTGAGTAATTCTGATATTGATATTGCTAAGGTAGATCTACTTGCTTTGCAAGACTTTAAATTAGATTTATCAGATAATAAGTATCAGATCAATGAAGAGATATCATACTCTATCATCATAGCAGAAATGTTAAAAGATACGGGTATTAAGACAAAGGTCATTAAAGAATATCTACCGGTAATGAATAAGCTAATCAATAATTATCTACAGATATTGGACTTCTTTGTATCGTTCAATCTAGATGAGAATTTTGATGAAAGTATTCGTTCACGTCATAGGGATAACTTCTCATACGAATCATTCTCTGAGGGTGAGAAGAGTCGTATTGATTTGGCATTAATGTTCACTTGGCGTCAGATTGCTCGTATGAAGAATTCTACAAATACTAACCTACTGATTCTTGATGAGACATTTGATTCATCTATGGACCACGATGGTGTAGATAATCTAATGAAAATCCTCAATACCTTAGATAAGGGTACTAATGTATTTGTTATATCTCATAAGGGTGAAATCTTAGAGAGTAAGTTTAAAAGTAAGATTGAATTTGTTAAAGACCTTAACTTTTCAAAAATAAAAGATAATAAAGGCAAAAAAAGCTTGACCTCAAGCGCAAAATGATGTATAATTATATTAATGAATCAAAAGTGGAAGTGTAAATGAAATTATCGAGTAACACATTAACCGTCCTGAAGAATTTCAGTACAATCAATTCCAACTTGGTGTTTAGTCCAGGTGGTGAATTGAAGACAATGTCTAATGCAAAGAATATTCTCAGTTCTGCTGAGATAGAGGAGGAGTTCGAATACGAATTTGGTATATACGATTTGAATGAATTCTTGGCTGTAGTTGGTATGTTTGAAGCGCCTGATCTATCGTTCCATGATAATCGTAAGTATGTTACTATTTCAGAGAATGGACAATCTATCAAGTACTTCTTTTCAGAACCAGATAATTTAACATCACCTAAGAAGAATATTGTTATGGCATCTACTGATGTCTCATTCGATCTCTCTAATGAGAATCTCAATACTATTCGAAAGGCTGCTGGTGTATTAGGTACCTCTGATCTGATGATTGAGGGTAAACCTTCTGACACTCATCTGGATTTAACGATCACAGATATTAGTAATCCAACTTCTAACTCTTATTCAATTAAGATTGATGTTGATAAGGAGATTGAAGCTGATTTCCAATTAGTATTTAATATTAATAATTTTAAGTTTGATGTAGGTGATTATCTTGTAGATATTTCATCGAAGCTTATTTCTAAATTTACACATAAAACTAGACCATTGATGTACTGGGTAGCACTAGAAAAGACATCTAAATTTAACTAATAAAGAAGAGACTATATTATGAATAACTTGATTATCCCAACCTCACCAGCTGACCGTAAAAAGATCCGTGATGCTATGACTGAAATTTCTAATGCATTTGCTCGTATTGAAGGTGAGCGTAGCTATGTTAAAGAAGCAGTAGATGTATTATCT